CATTGGTACTAGCTTTCACATTGGTTCCAGCTTTTATAGTTAACCCATACCTTAAATCTGGTTGATCGTTTAAAGCTGGAACTATTTGAAATACATCTAAAACAGTATCAGCAGCTGAAGTTACTCTTGGTGTATATCCAAATGATTGAGCTATATTGTAAACATTCCTTTTTTCTTCTGCGTACGCCAATAGAGATTCTTTAAACTGTGAATCTATATAATACGAAAGAACATCTCCGACATATGCAGCCATCTCAATAAACATCATACCAGGTGAAGCCTCATTAAAATCATTATATGTATTTGGAAAATACTGTTTTGCAAATTCAATTAAATTAACTTTAAAATCATTAAAATCTTTATTTAAATAATTTATTGTTTTTACTGTATCTTTTTTTACTGTTGTACGAGCCATGTTAGTTCCTATTAATAATCCGTGCTTGTAGATGTATCTGCGGAGACTGTTACCAAGTCTCTTTGAGATGGATTTAATGAAGTTGAAAATTCTACACTAACAGAAATTTTATTTTGATTTTGTTGATCTGCTTTTGTACTAACCTTAATTATATTTATATATGATAACCATTGACTTACCGATCTCCTAACCTCTTCTTCAATTTTTTGTTCTAGGTCTTGGGTGTCTGGTTCAAAACAAAGAGCTCTTATTCTACTACCAAATTCAGGTTGTGCAACACGTTCACCTGGATATGTTAAAAATAAATTTTTTAAGTTGTGTTGAGCCTGTTGTAATGAATTTCTAGTAAGAGCAAAATCATTATTATTATCTGCTCTTAACGGAAAAGATAAACCTACATATGTTCTTGGGTCTAAATCAATCTCTCTTGCACTCTCAGCCATTATTTACCCCTTCTTTTTATTCATAGCTTTCATTAAACTACTATAGTCTCTTGTTAATGCATTTGTTACATGATCTGGTACTTGTTCAACAGACTTACCTGCTTTTTTAATTGTATCAACTGCTACCATATCTCGTTTCATATCATCTGATTTACCATAGCCCATCATTTCAGACATCTTTGAAGTATCAAATGCTCCACCACCTAGAGTTGGATATTCAGATGGTTTTTTTTCTGATTTACTAAGTCCAACGGTTTCATTCAAAACATCATTTAAACTTTTATTTTTTGTATATTGTACTTCCCGCTTAGGGTTTGAAATATCAGATACCACATCCATCATCGTAGGAGAACTCTGTTCCTTTATAAATATCTTTTTAACTTCTTTTTGTACTTCTTTACGAACTACTTCTCTTATTACTTTCATAAATTGTTTTTTATTCATGACTTCAACTCCTGCTTTTTATTTAATATCTTCTTGGCCCAGCATCACGTTTACCATCAGCTGTACGAGTGGACTCCTTTTCAAAATTTTCAGAATCAAATTTACCATCTGTTCTAAATCCATCTTCATTATCATCTAATAAAGTTTTACTATTCTTATCATAATCACCAGTTTTATTACGTGGAATTTGAAAACCAGGTAATGCTATCATTATTTCTTTATTATAATATCTTTCATTTTTAACAATATCAATTATATTAGGTACTCTTTCTGCTACAATTTTAGCTATATCCTTTGCTGCATCCACAAGCCCTACTGGATTGGTTGCCTTACCTATTGCAGCAAATCCATCTGAAACAGTAATCATTAAATCAGTCATCAGTTCATGAATTTTTTCAGGATTTAATGTTGGTATAAATTTTGATTGTGGATTACCTAAAAATATAGTACCTGTTTTATAAGAACTTATGGATACCTGTGAAGCTTCTAAAGTTATATTTCCAGCTGCTCTCAGGCTAATTTCATTCGTTCTAGCATTAAAAAGTAATCTATCAGCATTTAATGCAATTGCATTACCTTTTAAGCTCTTTGGTCGTATACGAATTCTACTACCTTTAGGTGTTATACTAGGAAATTTAATAGTTTGGTCTGTAATTAAATATATAGAAGCACCATCTCGAACAATACTCTCTTTAGCAAAAGCATTTGTAGTTGGATATCTTTCATATGCAGGTTTGCCTTGACCAGCTCTTATTTTAATATTTGGTGCTTGGTTTTTTGGATTGGAGCTCAAATTAATTGAGTTGCCAAATCTACCTTCAAACAGTACATCACCCTCTTGACATTTAACATGCTTGATATCTATGTTTCTTTCAAATGTTTTACCGTATTTAGTATCTCTTACATAATTACCACTTGCTCCTGGTATAGAGTTTTCATTAACAGAACCTTTACGATTTATAATACTTGTATAATAATGTTGTCCGTTATATTCCACAACGACCACGTGTTCACCAACTAAAGGTACAGTTGTTATATGTGGTATTAAAGGTTTTACAATACCACCAAGTATCTCT